CATTAGCAGACGGAAGTCCTGCACCAATGGGCGAACACCAATTAGCAGACGGAACTAAAATTGAATTAGACGAAACTTCTAAAATCGTTTCTATTGAAACTCCAGAAGCAGAAGCGGAAATCGCTGAAGAAACACCTGCAGAAATGGGTAACAAGATCGACGAAAAAATGGCAGACGAAATCGCTGCTTTAGTTTCTGAAAATCAAAATCTTAAAACACAAGTAGCACAATTAGAGGCAAAAGTTAAGAATGGCTTTAGTCAAGTAGCTGAACTTATAGAAGCACTTACTAAGACACCTAACGCTGAACCTATTGCGCAACCAAAACAAAACTTTAGTTCTAACGTAACAACTCACTCAATGAAGTACGATAGGATTGAAAAATTTAGAAACGCTTTATTAAACAAATAAAAATAAAATAAAATGGGATTTGATGTATCTGCATTGGCAAACTATACAAAAGAAAACGAAGCTCTACTTGTAACTTCGTCTGTATTAGGTGCAAAAACTGCCGCTCTTATTAAGAGTGCTGGTAACGTTATGGTTGGAGTTAAAAGTTCTGAGAAAATCAACATTATGGAAACTGACGCTATCTTCCAAGATGGTGCTTCTTGTGGCTTTAATGCTTCTGGTTCCACAACTTTTACTCAGCGCACAGTAACTCCTGGAAAGGTAAAAATTAACGAAGCTCTTTGTCCTAAAGATTTGGAAGCTAAGTATCTTCAAAAAGCTTTACCTACAGGTTCTATGTACGATAGCGTACCTTTTGAGCAAGAGTATTCTGAAAAGAAAGCTAAAACAATCGCTGCTCAATTAGAAACTTCATTATGGCAAGGCGACACTTCAAGTGTAAACGTAAACTTAAACAAGTTTGACGGTCTTGTAAAATTAATCGGTGCTGCTTCAGGTGTTGTGGCTGCAAATGCTTCTACTTACATTAGTGGTGCTCCTTTAAGCTCTATCACTTCTGCAAACGTAATCTCTATCTTTGATGGTGTTTATCAGGCTATTCCTGCTAAAGTTGTTGCAGCTGACGATATGACTATCTTCTGTGGTCAAGATTTATTTAGAACTTACACTATTGCTCTTAAAAATAGCGGTTCTTTCAATTATCAAATTGATGTAAAAGCTGATAGCGAATTTGTATTACCTGGTACTACAATTAAAGTGGTAGCTGTTGCAGGTCTTAACGGAACTAACAAAGTTTACGCTATGCGTTTAAGCAATATGTTCTTAGGTACAGATTTACTTAACGAAGAGGAGAAATTCGAAATCTTTTACGCTAAGGAAGCGGACCAAGTTCGCTATGTATGTGAGTTCAAAATGGGTGTAAACATTGCATTCCCTGACGAGGTAGTTAAGTTTATTCTTGCATAATTTATAGGGTAGGTTGAAATATACCTACCCACTTTTTTAAAAATAATTAATTTTAATAACCATGGCTTGTGCTTTAACCCAAAATTATACCCTTGACTGTAAAGACAGTTTAGGCGGTATAACAGAAGTTTATTTCATGGCAGCCGCAGATGTAACTTCTACAACAGAAGCAAGTGGTGTTATCACTGCTTTAGTAAAAGCATCTGGCAAGAAATTCTATAAGTACGAACTTGTGAAAGGCACTTCTCAATTAGTTGAGAATGTTAATGCAAACGTACAGAATGGAACTATCTTTTACGCTCCTGAATTAACTATCGTATTAAACAAATTACAAGCGAACACAAGAAATGAAATCTTGTTATTAGCTCAAAACACATTAGTAGCAGTTGCTAAAGATAACAATAACAAATATTGGTATTTAGGCAAACAAAGAGGCTTAGACCTTACAGGCGGTAGCGCAGGTACAGGAACAGCGGAAGGTGACAGAAGCGGTTATACTCTTACCTTTACAGGTGCAGAGCCAGCCCTTGCTCCAGAAGTTAATTCTGTTGTAGCGGCTGCACTTACAACCGCAGGTTCTTAGGTTGTTTTGGTTTTGTATATAGATGCCCTCGGACTTAATTGTTCGGGGGTTTTTTATTTTGCAAACATTCTTGATAGTTTATATTTATAGTTGTGATAAGACTTACTAAGGGTGAAACCCAAAACATAATACTTACATTGACTGAGAAGCAGCTTTTAACAAGTCCCAACTATCTATTTATTTTTGAGAATAGATCTACAAATACGGACATTAAATTCGTAAAGCTTAACAATACTGACATAAGCGCATACAAAGAAAGATACAACGAGTTTAGCATCGTAGTTAATAGCTACTTTAATACGTCTTTAAACGGGCAATACAGCTACTCAATCTACGAGCAAACAAGTACTACAAACACAGACCCGACGGGCTTAAACTTGCTTGAAAGTGGCATTATGGAGCTTACAGGAACAACTATATCATTCACAGAATACGAAACAACAAGCACATTCACAATTAGACAATAATGGAAATACAAGTATTGACATTTGCGGAAGCAAAGCAACCGGAATATAAAGAGAAAAAAGGCGAAGGGTATATGCAATATGGTCAAAACAATGACTATCCGCAATACTTATTAGATCTATTTAACAAATCTGCAAAGCACAACGCTATCATTAGAGGCAAAGTTAATTACATTGTCGGCAATGGTTGGGCAGGAGAACAAGCGATTGTTCAAAAAGTTAATAGAGAAGAAACTCTTAACGATCTAACTAAAAAGGTTGCTTTAGATTTAGAACTATTTGGCGGTGCTTATATCCAAGTTATTTGGAGTGTAATTGGTGAACAAGTAGCTGAGTTATGGCATTGTGATTATACAAAGATTAGAACTAACAAAGATAACACGCAGTTTTGGTATAAAGACGATTGGAAAGCTACACGCAACCAAGAAAAAGCTGAGATTTACAATGCTTTTAATCCTGCTAATCCATACGGTGTGCAGATACTTTACGTTAAAGAGTACAGACCTGGTATGAATGTATATTCTTTGCCTGGTTATTTTGGTGCGCTTAACTACATTGAAAGTGATGTCGAAGTAAGTAAGCACGTTTTAGGTAATGCACAGACAGGGTTTTCTGCAAGTAAACTTATTACTTTACCAAACGGAGAGCCAAGCCCTGACGAGAAACGAGCAGTAAGCAGACAATTCGACAATATGTACACGGGTGCAGACGGCAAGAAGTATTTACTTGCTTTTGTAAACGATGCAACAAGAAAGCCTATTGTTGATGACTTAGGTGCAAGTGATTTAACTAAAGAAGACTTTGGTCGTGTAGACGAGTTAATACAAACTAACATATTTAGTGGACACCAGATTACAAGTCCTGACTTATTTGGTATTGCCGTTCCTGGTCAATTAGGAAACAGACAACAGCTTAGAGATAGTTACGAGATATTTAATAACACTTATGTACGTTATAAGCAAATGCAGATTGAGGGTGTATTTAATATGCTTGGACAGTATGCAGGAGTAACCGAGGAGTTAAAGCTTCAGCCAGTAGACCCTATTGGAATTGACTTTAGCGAAAGCGTAATTAAAGAAGTTGCACCTAAAGAATGGATATTAGAGAAGTTAGGTATCGACCCTACTAAATACGGAATAGTTGCAGAAACTGAGCAGCCAATGGCAGCAAGTCCTTTAAGTGTGAACGAGCATATTAAAGGCTTAAAAGGTCGTGAGTGGCAAAATATGCAGCGCATTATTAGAGATTTTAATAAGGGCAAGATAACAAGAGAACAAGCAAGTTCTATGTTAAAGGGTGGTTATGCTTTAAGTGATGACGAAGTAGCTACTTGGTTAGGTACTGAGGAGCTTGAATTTAGCGAAGAGGATTTTCAAGTTTTTTATGAGTTCGGAGAAGACGAAGACAAGTACAATGTATGGAGTGAGCGCAGAAAGTTTGAAGATAACCAATTCCAAGCGTTTGCAGATGTAACACAATTACAAAGCAATATTTTAGATTTAATTAGTAAGCAAAAGTTAATTACTCCTGAAGTAATAGCAGAAACACTTAATACAGACGTAGGAAGTGTAAAGCGTGTTATTGACACTTTAATAGAAAAGGGTTTTATTAAAGCAACAGAAGTTAAGATAGGTAAAGGCATTGATAGTAACATACAAATCGAAAGAACTTTAACAAGACCATTGAGCGAGATTGTAGAAGCTATGAAGCCTCAGACTACCGAGATTTTAATACGTTATGCGTATAAATGGAAGTCAGGTTTTAGCAACATAGACATCAGAACAAGCAGACCTTTTTGTAGATACTTAGTAGGTGCAAAGAAGGTTTATAGTATGTCTGAAATTCAACAAATGAGCGCACGACTTGGGTACGATGTTTTTGAACGAGGTGGCGGTTGGTATACATTACCAGGAACAAATACGCACTCACCAAGTTGCAGACACGAGTGGAAGTCAATGATAGTAACGAGAAAAAAATAACAAATGAGCTTAAACACATTATTCATAAGCGTACAGAATATTAAAGACAGGTCTGGCTTACACGCTAACGTAGACGAGAAACTTGTATTGCCTGAGATTAAGACCGCACAAGATATGTACATCTTACCTGCGCTTGGAAGTGCTTTATACAATCGCTTACAAGCAGGTATTACTTCGAACAACTTAAACGCTAACGAGGTAATAT